CATCAGCTGACGGATATATCTAATAGAGTGGGGCTTGCTCATCGTAGGGCCTTTCCATAGTTGAGTTTCCTGTCCAGTATTTTACGCTGATTTTCTCAAAACCAGCTGCTAATCGGCATACTCGACACTTACCCGATTTCATCTTCCATCCACCACATTGCTCGCAGCGCACAATATCGTCCTCTTTGCTGGCTACGCGATCAGATGGATAAATAATGCGCTGAAGGAAGCATCGCTGGCACTCGACCAACCATACTTCCTCAGGAGCTTCGGCAACATCCTCAGTGTTAAACCGCTTTAATTCGATGTGCGGTGTAACTAGCTTGCAATTACTGCAAGGGAAAGGGTGTGCATCTTTGATCATTTCTGAAAGACCCAATGCCCATCTGAACCAATACGCATCCATTTCGCAGGATGACCAGACTTAGGAACTGGGCAGACCCAGCCTCTATATTCCTTGCCTTCCTTAGTGCCTTGCTTGAGAATCATTGGCCCACAGCCGTTAGAACATAGTGGCAGTTCATCAATTATCTCAGCACCTAGCGCATCAGCTACTGCAGTAACATCCCAGACAATTGGGTCAGGGTCATTAGGTCGCTGCTCTTTTATGAATTCCGCAAGCGCTGGTTTAGTCGTTTCAATTGGCTTCTTTGGCCCTTGATTGACCTTCGCAAAGTAGCCAGCAAGGTTAAGTGCTCGTCCCAGAGATCCAGTCTCTGCAAGCTCGAGAGCGTATTGCTTTGACTTAGACTCAGAGGATAGACCTGTCGTCCAAGGGTGTAAGTCAGCTTCAGTGCGATATAACTCAGTTTTAATAATATAAACATCGCAAGTATTGACAAGCGACTCTGCCAATATATGAGTTTTAATTCTGTAGTCTGGGTAAGCATTTATAAACTCCTTTAATCTATCTTGAACACTGACATAATCATCTAGATAATTCGACATCTAACTTCTCTCTCCCTGCGAAATCATTTATCGCATCTTCTAACTGTTCTTTTAATGAGTAAAATGTGCCATCTGGCCAGTTCTGTGCATCATCGGCGCAAGGCTGGCAATAGAACCTAACCTGAGCCTTTCGAAGCGGTGTCTCGCTTTGGACTTTCCAGACTGCTGGTGTTGTAGCTCTTAAATCCCAGCCATTCTTATTTTGTCCCCAGCGATATTTGCAGTAGTCGCAGTATTGATTGCTATTGTGATTGCGAGTCAGACTCAATGTCGTCCCAATCTTCTGGTGTCGAAAATCGTAATCGACCCAAGATAGCGGCATATCCAATGAGATCGAGATACGAATCTTCGCGCTCTGGACTTTCCACCATTCTTGAGAGTTTGGTCGCGATAGCAATAAGCGCCAAGTCAGATGGGTCTCGGAGCTGAATACCGATTGCCTTACTGATTTTGAAAATGCGTAATAGATTGTGCCTCGGGTCGCCATACTCGATGCCCCTGTCGAATAGTGTGTCTCCAGCACTTTCGAGCCATTCATTTAATGATTTCTGTGTATCGGACACTTGCTCTCCCTCTCTTATACCCTTCATTAAAGGCTTTAGCTTTGGCTGAACTCCAAAGAGCCCATAAGTAAAGGCCGAAGAATGGAACGCCGATTGTTATTGCAAAGACTTGCGTATCAGATAAATTAGGAAACATCTGCGCCAGCTTCTATGTGTAGAGAATTAACAAATCTATCAACTTCCGTCTTTGAAACTCTAACTGTTCTTTGATTCAAATAAACAGGCTTTAATGCATTTTCTTCAAAAAGACGATAAACACCTGATCTACTTATACTTAATAGCCTAGCCACTTCTTCTATTCGAAATAGCATCGGTTCTTGTGTTTCAGACATATAGGCTCCCTATGTGTAATGTGGCTCCTTGTGGAACCAACAGGAACACCATAGGCAACTAAATCTATTTAGACAAGTAGCAGCTCGGCGAGTCGTATATCTAAAAAACCAGCAAATCGCTCATTGGTGGCGTTATTGCCGAAGTCAGTAGTTATAGGCAACCGCTTCAAAGCCCATTCAGGCTCGGTTATAGCCCCTAAATCAAACTGATAGACCCCGTGAGGGGTTGAATTGATATAAAGGGTCTTAGCGCCCGTTCTAGCCCTTATATCGGCCAGATAATCCCACTTCTTCTTCTCAATCATTAAAGTATCGTAATGAGTCCTACGGCATTTGAGCTCAATATAGGAATTGTGGGTAATGCCATCTGCTCGGTCGGTCGCTGATAGGGGCGTCAAGTCTGGATAAAGCGACTTGAGAGCCTCAAAGAGCTCAACCTCTCGGAAGTAGATTAGTTGTCCTCTTCTCCATCTTCCCAACCAATCTTCCTCATTGGGTCATCGAGTGGCACTATCCAATCGGGATAAGAGCTGCGATCCATAGCAAAGGCCAAAGCAGTGCCCTCATCCATTCCTGCTCTGCGGCAAGCCTTATAAACTTCATTAGCAGCAATAGCCCAGAAATCAAGCTTTGTTAATGGGGTTTCTTTAGTAGTCCTTCGTCTTTTAGGACGCTTGACTGGCTTCTTACTTACGCGCTTTCGCGTTGCCATTTCTGACTCCCTTCGCTAGCGCCAATTCTAGCTGAGACTCCATTTTATCAAGGCGCGACACTATTGGAATATTCTCCAATTTAATTATGTAGCGAAGCCCAGCAATAAGTAAAGCAATTGATCCTAGGACTGAGGCTACTAAGGTTGCTAGTTCAGCGGCAACCATTACCGCACTTTGCCGTAACGCTCGTAGTTAGGGTTCAGCCAGTTAATGATGCTAGGCAAGACTGATACTAGAGCTGCATTTGCAATAGCATTGAGGTCGAATCCCACCGCTAGGTAAGTCGCTAGGGCTGTCGCTAGGAATGTCTTTGCCCAGCTTTCGGCCATCTTTTTTAGGTCGCTCATTCTTGTCTCCTTCTAGGTCAAAGTAACTGCTGTCTTTGTCTCCCAAAGTTGTAAAGCTAATATGGAAATGCGAACGATGCGGATTAGGGCCTGAGTATTTACGCCGCTTCCAGCCCAGTATTGGGCTCATAATCTTGCCATCGTAGATAATATATTTGATGCGCTTATCGCCCTTCTTAGCACACTTACGAATTTTTTCGACCAACGCATAAGCTTCTTCTTTATGCGCCGCTAGGTCAGAATCAATGTCTATAGCTCTAACGATTCCATCTCTTGGTATATGGTCAGAAGTGCCTTTAGAGAGGTGACGAGCATCAGCAATCCAGCCATCAGACTTACGATCCCTATCAGGATAATCGTCATCAATTTGCTCCCGTAACTGCACACCCGCTGCACATAGTCTGGCCATATCGATTGATTATACGACTAGCTCGACACAATCCCTCAAGATTATGCTAGATAGTTCCATTGTGAGCGGCTAATACTTCTTGGGCTATATCTTTATCAGATTCATCTATTTGTAGCCAAATTAGGCCACTCATATCATCTACTGGCCAAATGGGCTCGTTATTAACTCTAGGTATGCTAACGCCAGCCGCTTCTAATTCATCAATTAGTTCTGCGCCGTTAAGATTTGTAGGTCTGCTAAAAGAAATCATTTATGCTCCTAAATAAGAAACTGTTGCCATACCTTGTTTTTCACCAGCATTGACGGCGCAATAGTAAGTTCTTGTTCCACCGCTATTTTGCCAAACGGCAAACTCAATATAATCACCTGCGGTTAATTTAACAACCTTGCTAAAATAAATATCATACTCACCGCTATTTGCAGGAATTAGCATACTATGACGATATATTTTTGTTGATCCATTAACTCTTACTAAACTGCGATGACTAAAAGCAGAAGTATGTCCAGTAGTCATTGGGCTAAATTGTAAAAGCCAATATCCTGTTTTGCCAGTTGGTATTGTAAAACGAGTATTATTGCTCGCAGGGTCGTGAATAGCATTGGTATCATATTCATCGGTATCAGGAAATGCCACATAAGTATCTGTTGAATCGGCTACTGTAAAAGAACTATTGCGAAAACCAGACGCGCCCACAAATGTAGGCGCAGCAGGGGCAGCCCACTCAGGAGCAGTTGCACCAGAATTAACAGTAAGCACTTTACCTGCTGTGCCAAGACTTAATTTAGTAAAAGTATCCGCACCAGTTCCATATACTAAATCGCCAGCTGCGTCAAAAGCCGTTGCAACTGTGTTAGTTACGACTGGAATTGGGCCAGTTCCTGAAGCTATTGAAATACCAGTTCCAGCTTGGACTTCAGTAATGTCTCCAACATTCGGAGTAATAAAAACAAAGTCCATATCGGCATTACTTGCCTTACTTAATATCTGACCAGTTGTGCCACCCTTGAGATCAACTAATGAAGTATCTACGCCGTTTCCCAATGTGCGGATAGCAGCGGCTCCATCCTTAACTAAATCTGTATCGGCTGGGGTTGTCCATCCGAAATTACTTGTCGTTGGCATCTATTCTCCTTAAGCTACGATTGTAGCGTCTAGCCAGTATAAAGCTGGGTTAATTGTATTCCAAAGCTCTGTGGCTGGCACATCGCTCCATTTAAACGCCTGTAGCGAGAAGGCTAACGGCGATATATTCATAGTTAGATTTAACCGATTAAGGCTGGCTGTCCAAGTCCAACCTTCTACGAATCCTTGAAACTCGCCATTGACCATATTGGCTGGCAGGTTAATGACATTGATAGGCATACCCATAAAGACCCCTAGAAGGGCATCTCGGTCAGTATTATCAATCTCTGGGCTTCCGACTGGGAAGGTTATCTGTCTTAGCCCAAATTGAGGGAAGGCTCTTATAAGTAGATAAAAGGCAGCTTGATCCTCAGCATCATTCTGGTTGCGAAGGGTAGTGGAAATTGTGGTCGCCAGTTCTCCATAGGCTGTGATTGAGCTGGCATCTTCATCAGTAACGCTTTGGCTTCCATTTGAGCCATAGGCAATAGTTATAGAATTTCTTACATCTCCAGCGCGTTTAACGATGGATAATCCTGGGCCGATTGAATGAGCGCCATCTAAATCAACATATCCATTAAGTCCAAGATACTGTGCTCGATGAGTTGAGTCTGCATAGGAAATGCGACCAGAAGAATCCTCATATAAATAACCAAGTCCGCTAGTCGCAAAGCGAGAAGCTAGGTTATAAACTGTGTCGTTTAGATTATTTTCGGAATGAAGCTCATAATCTCCTGGGGTATCAATTTCTCCATAACCAGTATTCTCAGCATCTTGCCATTGGACGGCAGGATCATAAGCGTTCCAAGCCTCAGCTGCTGGCACTTCATTCCATTGGTCAAATAAGACCCCTTCAAGCAATTCAGCAATTCGGTCGCCATCAAATTGATGAGCAAAGTTGCCTGTATAAACTGCTCTGGCTAATCGAGCTAGAGCTCCCACAGCGGTTATCTTAATTTGCTGGCTGGTAGCAGTAGAACCAGAAGTCTGGACTGTTATGCCCAAGTCAGTAATAAAGCCGCCAAAGAGATTGACATAATCGCCATTGGAATCTTGGACTTCTATTGTTACTGCGTCATTGACTTCATAAGGAACTGCAGCTTCAGCTGTCTCTATAAGACTCAGATTGCAGTAACCAGCAATCGGTTGTTGATATATATCGGTGCGACCAGAAGTAATAGTTAATCCGCTAAGGGTTGCGCTAGTGACTGTAACGCCATCAACCTTAACTCTATAAACTGGATTCCAAAGAGTCATTGCGCTACTAAGCCGCCAAGGATTGCGCCGCCACCACCATTACGAGCGTTGCTTGTGTTGAGAGCTTCGACTACTGCTCTACTAAATCCCTCTTCATCTATTGCACTAGGTGCATTTACATTGATGACAATAGCTTGGCTTCCAGAATCTGTAGCACTAGTATTGCCAGCATTACGAGCTGCTATTGCTTCTCGGATTCTTGCAGTCTCGGCAATTAAATCTTCTTTTCTTTGTATTGATGCAGCTACTCGTTCTGCATAAGCTTGGGCTTCATCCTCATCTAAACCAGCAGGAACCAATATTTTTCTGCCATTAACTTCATAAACTTTAGCGCCATCAAGTGTGCCGCCTCTAGGCACTGTAGAACCGCCGCCGCCACCGCCGCCACCGCCGCCACCGCCACCACCCCCGCCGCCAACGAAAGGA